GGTTTAATTAAAACAAATGGTAATGGTGATACAACATTAGTATTAAATTGTCCCCAACCTTATTCTGTAGATGATATAACATATCCAAGACATGTTCATTATTGCTTATTGGATAGAAATAATTTTTGGAGTGATAATATTAAAACTGTAATAGTATCTTGTAAGGTAGATTTTAAAATAATGCGAGAATATGTTCATAAAAAATGTCATTTTACAATAAATTCTTTACCAAGAGATAATTTTGATAGATGTCATATCCCAAATAGTTATAATTTACCTGTTTCTTTATTAGATAGGTCTTCCTCACAAGAAAAAAGAAATAAAATTAAAAAATTCTTAGAAGATAACCTATCTAATTATCCTAAATTAAATAGTTCAGTCAAAGATAAAAAATTAAATATATTTAATTTACCTATTGTTGTTTATTGTGCTCATAGTAAATGTCATGCTTCTGAAAAATTAACAGAACATTTAATAGATGCCGGATTTGTAAATGTTTTAGAATATCCCGGTGGAACTAAAGAATGGAAACTAAAAGAGAAAAACTCGTTACCTGATACTTGTTTTGGAGTAGAAGAAAAAGAAGAAAAATCAGGTGGTGCTGATATAAAAGTAATTAAAGAAAAAAAAACTAATTCAGATGATTCTGATAATAAAGAAGTGCCAGAAGATAAAGGATCCAAATCATCAAAAAAATCAAAACAAACTAAAAAAAATAGTTCTAAAAATTCAAAAATTAATGATGAAGATAAAGATAAAAATAAAGATGAAGACAAAGAAAAAAAAGTAGTCAAAGATAAAAATGAAGTAGAAGATAAAGAATCTGAAAAAATAGTTAAAAAGAAAAAAGTTAGTGATGAGTTTGATTTAGAAGGTCAGTTTGAAAAATTAGTATATGAAGATATAATTTATATTCATAATTTAGAAAATAATAAAGTATTTAATATTAAAGATGAAGAAATAGGTGAATATAAAAATAAGAAAATAAATTGGTTAGATGATGAATATAAAAAACAACATTTATTGGAAAAAAATAAATATAATGAAGAATATAATAAAGAAGAAATAGTGAGTTCATCATCTGATGATGAAGATAGTTCTGATGATTCTTCTTCATCAGATGAAGAATTATTAGAAGAAGTTAGTAATATTAAAAAAGATGTTAATAATATTAAATATAGAAAACATAAATTAAGTTTAAAATGCATGAGTAATGTTGCACCCAAAGTATATAATAATAAATTTAGAGGATGGGGATTTACATATTGGGGTGATTAATTAAAATTTCTTTATTTTGTTCCATCATCCGATTCATCTGATTCGGTATCATCATCAAAAAAGTCTATACCCAAATGATGAGCAATGACTCTAACTTTTTCAAATATTAAATGTTCTTTTTTATGTGAATGACCAATTTCATCTAATAATTTATCAATCCTATTAGTTAATTGATTATCTACTCTATTAGATTTAGGTGACCAAAGAGCCATCTCATTACCATATATAGTTGCTTCACTTTCTTCTATAACTTTTATAATTCTTTTTGATTTATTACATGATGGCCAACTTGACATATATATATATATTATTATTTAAAAAAATATTAATTTATATTAAAAAATGTTAAAAAATGTTCATTATATAAATTTAGAAGAAAGAAAAGATAGAAAAGAATTAGTTGAAAGTGAATTAAATGAATTAGGATGGGAATATGAAAGATTTAATGCTATAAAAAATGAAATTGGTATAATTGGATGTGGGATGAGTCATTTAAAATTAATAAAGTTGGCAAAAGAAAAAAATTTAGATTATATAGTTGTATTAGAAGATGATATACAATTTATGAGAAAATCTTGGTATAATAAAAAAATAACAGAAATTATTAATTCAGATTTTAATTTTGATGTATTTTTATTAGGAGGTAATTTAAGACCACCTATTGGTAAAATAAATGAAGATATATATAGAATTACTAAAAGTTTTGCTGGTCATGGATATATTGTAAAAAAACATTATTATGATACATTAATAAATAATATTAAAGAAGGGTTAGAATTATTATTAAGAAATTCATATTTAGCAAAAGCAGATTATAATCCATATGCTTGGGATGTATATTGGTTTGAATTACAAGCAAAAGATAATTGGTTAATAATTATGCCCAGAACAATATCACAAAGACCTATATATAGTGATATAGAACAAAGATATACTAATTATAATAATTTAATGTTAGATGATATGAGTAATATACCTAATACAGAATACAATGTAAAATTAATTGATAAGTTGTGTGAACATGAACAATCATTTTTTAAACCTAAAAAAATTGATTTATTAAGATTAAATCCTGTTAAAAATGATGTAGTAGTCTTTACTGATTATTCTGTAAATTTACATAATACATATTTTAAAAATATAGCATTATTAATAGAATCACCAGAAATAACTAAACAAAGTTATGATTATGTTTTTGATAATATTGATAAATATGATTTAGTATTAACACATAATAAAAAATTATTAGATACAAATAGTGGTAAAGTTAAATTAAATTTATACGGGACTACTTGGTTGCATGAATCATATCAAAAAATATATGATAAACAGAAAATATGTTCAATTATTGTATCAAATAAAAAAATAACATCTGGACATAATTTTAGGCACAAAATATTAGAATATTTAGTAAAGGAAAATATTAATATAGATAAATATGGTGGAAATTTTATACAATTATCAACTTCTAAAACTAAACCTTATACAATGGAACATACACCCAAACATGAAACTAATGAAAAAATATTAGGATTAAAAGATTATATGTTTTCTATTATAATTGAAAATTGTAAAGAAGATTATTGGTTTACAGAAAAATTAACAGATTGTTTATTATCTGGAACTATACCAATATATTGGGGATGTCCAAGTATTGGTGATTTTTTTAATATTAACGGGATGATAATATTTGATACATTAGATGAATTAAAAGAAATATTAAATAATTTAACAATAGAAAAATATAAATCTATGGAATTATATATAAAAGAAAACTTTGAAAAAGCGTCGAAAAACTATCAAAAATATAACATAAATGAAGACGAAATTATTAAGTTGTTTAGTAAAATTATTTAAAAAAATTATGAAATAATAAACCTTATATAATAATTATTATTACCTGTTAATGGGTATTCTCTTTCTTTTTTTATATTAATATTATTTGCAAAATTATATACAGGAATAGCATTCCAAGCCATAAATCCATATTTTATATAAGGATTAATAAGTTTATTAGTATATTCTTCTTGTATTGAAATAGGTATTTCACTAAAAGCATAATTACTTATTAAATAAGAATCTTTTTTTATATTTTCAAAATTTTCTAATTGGTAAAAATTTACATTATTAATATTTAATGCATTCAAGTATTTCTCTTGTAATTGAGATGCTTCTAATAAATCAAATATAGTATAATTATTAATATTAATTTTAAATAATATAGATAATTTATAAATATAAAAACATAATCCTCCATATCCACCACCTATCTCTACAATATTTATATTATTTAAATTATTATTTTTTATATCTTCTAAAATTAAAAATGCTTGAAATATATACCTTAAATTAGTTGGACTACATATAGAAAAATTATCAAAATTATATTTATATGTTTTACCATATTTATCATTTAAATTACATAAATCTTTTAATAATTCTAAATTATTTTGAAAATATGTTTTAAATTTAATTAATTCTAAATATTGTAGACCTTGATAAGGATTAACATGTTCTAAAATACAAGTATAATTTTTATTTGATTTAAAATCCCATTGTTCAGGTTGTAAATGTAATTGAGTATCTTTAATATAATTTATATATTTTTCGTACAATGACATATTAATATTAATATTAAATATTTTTTTAAATAATTTTAACCCAATCATCTAAAAATAAATCATTTAATTTTATATTTCCTTTTGCCGGTCCAAACCATGTATCCGGGTAATATACTCTATTATTATTTTCATTTAAATATGCTCCCCACCAACTAAATGTACTATTTGCTATTATATTATGTTTACATAAACTCATACATATCATTTGTTCCCAATCATCTAATTTATGATCTATTGATATAAAATTTAATTTATTATATTTTTTTTTTAATATATTTATATTTTTATCTATCATATCTTTATCTGATTCTTCATAAAAATATAATATATCCCAATTATTTTTGCCTGTATCTTTTATTAATTTATCTAAAGAATTAATATAATAATCTATTGATAATACGGGATGGTGTGCTTGTAAATTAATATAATCACCTATTCTAAAATGTAATGATACAATATTTTCATAATCATAATTGTTTTTATATTTATCTTTTATATCATTTAATTTTAATAAATCTAAAATTTTATCTAAATTATTTTGAAAATATTTATATGATTGAAAATAACCAAAAAACATATAATTTTTAGATTTATCTGAGATTAAAGGTAGCGGTTTATATTCAAAACATGGTTCATTATATTGATATACGGGTCCGTTAATTGATTTTTTATATTTATTTAATTGTTTAAATATATTATCAAAATAAGTAGTAGGTATACCTCTATATAATACATCTTTATGTTTAATATAAAACTCTATATTATTATTTAATGAATATGATATTAAACTAAATAATTGAAATAAATGATTCCCTAATCCACCCATTAATTCAACCGTAATCATGATAATAATATTATTATATTTAATATTTAAATATAAAACATAATAAATATTATTATATGAATATATCAATTATAACAGGTATAACTGGCCAAGATGGTTCATATCTAACTGAATTATTATTAGATAAAGGTTATCATGTATGGGGATTTATCAGAAGGAGTTCTGGTGATAATACACAAAGAATTAGTCATATTAAGAATGAAAATTTATATTTAAGATATGGTGATATGACAGATAAAAATAGTTTATTAAATATTTATAATGAAATAATAGATACATATGATACTATATCAAAATTAGAAATATACAATTTAGCAGCAATGAGTGATGTAAAAATATCTTTTGATATGCCTGAATATTGTATAGATACTAATGGAAAAGGTACATTATATTTACTAGATATTATTAAAAATAGTAAAATTAAAGATAAAATTCGTTTTTATCAAGCATCTACATCTGAATTATATGGTTTAGTTCAAGAAATTCCACAGACAGAAAATACTCCTTTTTATCCAAGATCTCCTTATGGTATATCAAAATTGTATAGTTATTGGATTGTTAAAAATTATAGAGAAACATATAATATACATGGATCAAATGGCATATTATTTAATCATGAAAGTCCTCGCAGAGGTAATAATTTTGTTACAAGAAAAATAACTATGGGATTAAATAAAATATTAAAAGGTGATATAGAATATATTGAATTAGGAAATATAAATGCAAAAAGAGATTGGGGACATGCTGAAGATTATGTTTATGGCATGTGGTTAATATTACAATCTGGAGATTCAGATGATTATGTATTATCGTCGAATGAATCATATTCTATACGTGAATTTGTAGAATATTCTTTTGAATTAAAAGGTTTCAATATTAAATGGAAAGGATCCGGATTAGATGAAATAGGTTATGATGAACAAACAAATAAAATATTAATTAAAATATCTGATAAATATTATCGCCCATGTGAAGTTGAACAATTATTAGGTGATTCAACAAAAGCAACAAAAAAATTAAATTGGAAAAGAAAAATATCTTTTAAAGAATTAGTTAAAGATATGGTAGATAATGATTGTAAATAATTATTTTCTTAAATTATCATAATTATTTATAAACCAATCATATGTATATTTTAAACCTTTATCAATATTAGTATATTGAAAATCTGGGAATAAACTAGTAAAATATGAATTGGTTGAAGTTTTTTTTAAACATCCTTCATCTTTATCTATTTTTTTTATATTATGTTTATCTATATTTATTATATCAATTAATTTATTTGTTAGAGAATTTATTGATATTTCATCATTACAACAAATTATTGATTTATTTTCATTATATGTATCCAATATTTCTACTATCATTTTTGCAAAATCATATGAATATAAAAATTGTCTAAGTGCTTTTCCTTCACCATACATATAAAATTCATCATTATTTGTTTTGCTATTATATAAACGATGTATCATACCTGGTATAACGTGTGCATCTTTCAGATTAAAATTATCATAAGGTCCATAAAGATTAACAGGTATTAAACATATATAATTACGATTATATACTTTATAATAGTTTCTACATTGTAATTCCATCATCCTTTTAGAATAAGCATAACCTTCATTTGATGGATGAGGTTCTGATTCATGAATCATACTTTCATCCATGGGATATTTTGAGGGATTTGATGGAAAAATACATGTTGATAAACAAAATATACCTTTTTGTATATCATATTTATTACATATTTCTAATATATTTTCATTTATTTTAATATTATCACTAAACATGCTTATGGGATTATTTATATTTTTATATAATCCTCCTACATTCGCTGCTAAATGAACTATTCTATCAGGTTTTATTCTATTAAATAAATTATCTACTTCATTTAATATTCTTAAATCACAATCTTTAGATGATAAAAATATCCATTCATTATCATCATTAATAATATCTTTTAAACATCTACCAATCATACCAGAACCACCTGTAACTATTATTTTCATTATTAATTTATTTGCTTATTCCTTTTAAATATTAAAATCTATAATCATAAAAAATATCTATTAATTCATTAATTTTATCACCATCCATTATTTCACAAGATAAACCTATAAAGAAACCTCTATTGTGTAATATTTCAGCACCCTTGAAAGATTCTGGATTAATATCTATATTTAAATATTTAAAAACAGGTTGTCTTGCAAAATTACCTGTTACAACTGGTCTATTTTCTACACCTGATTCTGTTAAATATTCTAAAAATGATTTATAGTCTTTTTCATAATTTTCTCCCAAAATAATTGTTAATGAAAACCACGCAGGTTCTGAATTTATTTGTTTTTTTGGTGAACTAAATATTTCCAAATTTCTAGAATCATTTAATAATTTATCTAATATTCTATTATGATTAGTTACTCTATTATTATTTTTAAAATCTAGTCTTTTTAATTGATTTAACCCCATGGCACCTTGTGTTTCCATTGGTCTTAAATTATATCCTAAATTCACAAATAAAAATCTAGGATCAATATTAGGATTCTCTTTAATATATTTTTCTTTATCATCTAATTGTCTAATCCATCCATGCGACCTTAAACATTTTAATAATTCATAATCTTCTTTATTATTACATACAATCATACCACCTTCTATTGTTGTTATATGATGTGAATAATAAAAAGAATATGTTCCAAAATCACCAAATGTTCCTAATTTTTTACCATTATATGTAGAACCAAGAGATTCACAAGTATCTTCTATTAAAAATAAATTATTATCATTAACTATATTCATTATTTCATTCATATTAGTACAATTACCCAATATATGCACTACCATTATACCTTTTATATCGGGTGTTATTATCTTTTTTAATTCATTTATATCTATATTCATTGTATCTGGATCCACATCAACAAATACAGGTATCAAACCCATTTGAATTAATGGCGAAATACTCGTTGACCAACAAATATTTGGTATAATTATTTTATCACCCGTATTTAATTTATTTTTTCTCATATAATTAATGGCAACAGACATTGCTAATAAGTTAGCAGAAGATCCTGAATTAACCATTATAGAATAATTAGAACCAATATATTTAGAAAATTCTCTTTCGAATTGTTCTACTTTTTTACCCATTGTTAATTTATCAGACCTTAGTACATCAATCATGACATCTATATCTGTTTGATCATATGTATTTTCTATTAAAGGAAACTTAAATGACATTATAAATAATAAATAAATTACTCCTTAAATAAATTTGAATATTTAAACAATATTTATTTAAATAAATTATAAATTATGGATAGGTGTTCTTTCTGTAATAAAAAACTTAAATTAATTTCATATTCTTGTAAATGTGAAGGACAATTCTGTGCGGAACATCGTTATACTCATACTCATAATTGTAAGAGTCTAAATAAAAAAATAGAAGAATCTAAAAAGATTCTTGAAAATAATAACCCTGTAA